TCTGAACTTGGGAATATAGACCCTGCCTTCATCGAATTTCACCCTCGTGTTTTGCGGTATGGAAAAACTTTGTTTGCTTGCCTTTTTGGATTTGAAATTCGGGAAGCCTTTCTTCTCACGGAAGAACTTGACGAAAGCGGAATCCAAATTAGCGAGTGCGGCTTGCAAAGAAAGAGAGTTGACCTCGGAAAGCCAATGATATTCCTCAGACTTCTTCATCTTGGGCAAATCTGCCTGAATGTCGAAACGGGAAAGATTAGTCTTGTCTTTCTGATAAGCCTTGATTTTCTTGTCGAGAGCATAGTTATAGATGAACCGGCAACATCCGAAGTGCTTAGCCAAAAGCACTTCCTGTTGCTTGTTAGGGTACAACCTATATTTGTATGCTCTATATTTCATACCACAAAGATAACAAATAATTTAGAAATAAACAAACAAAATTCTAAAAAAACGCAATTCATCCCACAAACTGAAGATTTGTGGGGTTTCTTGCGAAGTTCCTCTAAATTAACCTAATTGCATTATTCAGTAGCTTGATAAGTGTTTTCCTATATCTCCACAACAACATTACAATCACCCCGGTCAACATTCCTAACCAGTACGTTTTCCAATAGTGCGTTTTCTTTACGTCCAACGGCTTTGGGCTATCTTTTGTGACAACTGTCCGCTTGTCGCTTTTTACCGTCACAGAGCCCGCAGAATCGCTTTTTTCTGACTTATTTCTCGTTTCGCTCACGTGGTCTCTGTCCTTGTTCGTATCTTTCCAGTGCCAAGAATCGGTCGAAAGCACCTCCCCGGTCTCTTTGTCCACCTTCACCACCACGCTGTCACGCTGCACCGTCTCATAGATGAACACCGTGCTGTCCTTCACTCGCAGGCTGTCCCTATAAAGGGTCTTGTACGTGTAGACCACGCTATCCTTTGTTTCCCGATCGCTTACCACCTTCGACGACTTGCAGCTACCCATCAGCCACAGCATCAAAAAGAAAGCAAGGATTGCAAACCAATCTCTAACAGTATTTCCAAAATTATTATCTTTCATTTTCTATCTTTTTACAATGTTTTACTTTGGACTCTTTCGGACTATCTTGGACTCTCACGGCCATTCTTGGACATTTTGGGACATTCTCGGACACTGCCGGCCACTCTCAGACATTCTGAGACATTCCGTTATATAAGTCGCTGTTGCGCAGCGGCCTCTACTGCCCCTGCTTTTTCTTCTTCATCTCTTCCGAGACCGCCTCTATGATTCCGTGAATCTTCTCCGCATCTTTCACCCCGTAGGTATTCGCTATCGCCTTCGCTACCACCAGTGGGTCCACGTCGAGGCTCTTCAACTGCTGCATCTTCTCACGTACAGACACTCCCTCGATGATGATTTCCCCGATACACATCAGTATACTGGTAAGAGGGAAAGGTACAAAAAAACTCAGACATGCGTCGACCATTACAGCGAAGAAGTACAGCGTGAGATAGCACTTGTCCTTGCTCACCGTCTTTCTCAGTCCAAAGCTCGTTGTCTTAAATTGCCCGATTTTCTTGCTCGCGCGTATTCCCCAGTTGAGGTCTATCAGCGACGCAATAACAATCAATATTGCCATGATCGCTACAGCCAGTAGCCATATCCCAACTTTGTGATTATCTCCATCAAGCATAAAGCTGATAAACATCGTCATCCCTGCCATCACTTATTTTTTGTCTATAATCCGTTATTAAAAAGAAATTAGCCTCCCCTCTGATTATGCGTATAGCCCCTTGGTATACAGTTTTCCCTCTGCCTTCCGCCGTCTGGTAAGACCGTCCACGACCTTGCCGCCCGCATGGTTCCACTTCAAAAATTCTTTCTCTATTTGCGCGGATGGGGCATTGTGAAGACAGAGCCGCAGCAGCGTGCTTTTTTGCAGGTTGCCCAGCCCGACATTATAGGCAAACGAACATAGCGCGTCCATCTGCCATTGCCTCACGTTCGGCATCATCTTCGCCACATATCGCTCTATCGGTGCAAGATCCTCTCTCATCCACTGATAGGCCTCTGCTATTGTGCAAGTCTGCCCTGACTTTACACCCTTTGTGTGTCCGATACCGATTGTCAGGATTCCCTTCACGTCTCTATAAGCCTTGAGTCTTACGCCCTCAAAGCTCTTGATGAATGTAATTCCCTTGTCACTGATTTTTGTTATCATTGCTTTGTATTTTTTAATTGTTTTGTTCTTTTCCGTTGAGTAGGTCGCTGTTACGCAGCGGCCATCTTCGCCATCATTCCTCGTAGTCCGTAGGGTAATGGCTTTTCTCCAGCTTGATGTTCCTGATATAGGTGGTGCCAGGGCGGGCTCTTATAATTACACCATTCGCATGGCTATATTCTGCATCTGCTCGCCGACGCTATATCTGTACGCTTTCGGGAAATCCTTGGTAAAATCTAACGTCTGCGTCAGCATCTGCGTGACGTCTCTATATATTCTCGTGCCTTCTAATAATTTCGACATTTTCTCGATGATTTTTTTGTCGCCCGCCCTTTTAAGGGGGCGGGCGGAAGTTGGAAGTATTAAAGTTTAAGTATTAAGTTATTGAAGGAATGCTGAGACAGCGCGCACATGACCCCAGCCCTGCGACTTATTGAACCACGGGCTAAGGTAGCCGTCGCTCAGGTGCAGGCTCCACGCATTCGCGGCATTGCCCTCCGAAGAGCTCCAATACCAATCGCGTTTTAGTGGCGTTGCCCCGCTGATCAGCGAGAGATAGTAGTTAATCTTAGACATGTTCGCGTAGATCATCAGCAGCTCGCCAATAGATGGGAGCCACCACCGACCAGCCGTGAGGCCTTTTCCGTTGGCATTGGTGCGGCTGTAGAGATTGCAGAACCCGGCGGCATAGCTCGCTGTGTTCGTGACGGCGGAACTGGACGATGCCTTGATGATGTTTGCCGTATTTTGCATTCCGTTAAAATCAGAGAACGCTTTTACACGGTCGCCGTAATAGCCGAAAACGGTGTTACCGTTGACATCGGCGCTCGACCAGAGTAGATTACTCTCTGACTCCGTAGGAGCAACAACAAGGTGATGTCCGCCCTCAATGACAAGCACACCTTCAGCTACCTCGCCGCTGTTTTGATAACCACCCCAGTACTGCGGTTTGATAGCTAATGGCCAGTCGTCACTTTTGCGGTGCATCATAATAAAGACGTTGTCGGTGGCACAATCAATACTGAAACCCGAAAGCTGCGAAACCTTGTTGTTGGCGTTCTGCGCTGCGGCATTAGCATTGTCTGCGGCTGCCTTTGCTGCGGATTCATAGGGTGCCAGTACGGATAGCGGAGCCCGGCGGCTCGCTCCGTTGTAGAGCACCTCTGCGGTCATCTTTGTAGGGTCGGCTCCACTCTCCAAAGGAGGGAGTTCGCTCATCTTCTTACCATTCTTATAGGCGGCAAGGAGTTCTCTTACCTGTGCCTCTTCTTCTGCTGTCATATCTTTATGTTTTTATACTATTCTACAATGAGCAACCGACCGTCGCTCGTAAACCTTACGTTGTTCGTCCCGTTGTCGATCCAGACGGGAGTTGCGGTGTTGAGACTGAATTTGATACCTTTCATGTTGCTGCGTCTTTACTTGTTCTTTGTACTCTTGTCTGTTGCTGCGGATTCACCACCGCCTGTCGTAGCAGTGTCGTCGGTCGCTCTGAGCTCACCCCGGTCGCTGCCATCGGTAGCGTCGGATTCACTTGATGAAGACTTTGACTCGCTTTCCGAGTCGGCATTCTTGGATGCTGTCTCGGCTGTTGCTCCGCTATCAGCCACGCCTTCGCTACCGGTCGCTACAGCGCTCGTCCCGTTGCCTGACGGCGTAGGAGTGGTCGTTGTTCCCTCCACCTGCGCCTTCAACTGTTCTTG